TGTCTACCATCATCTCATCTTTTTTTATTTTATTTGCTTCTGGCATAGTGTCCTTCCTATGTTAATATTTATGTAGAATATCCGTTGGATCTTCTACGGTTGCTAAAACTTCATCTTCATTTAAAAGACGTACTTCACCACCATCAATTTCTATTCTTGATCCGGCGTAACGGGCAAAGACTACCCAATCACCAACCTTGCACCATGGACCATTTGGATATCTATCTTTATCCACGTAACAAGCATCTCCCATCGCAATTACGTTTCCACATTGTGATGCTACTTGTTGTCTGTCTACAGTTTGATTGCCTAGTAAGATTCCGCCTTTTGTTTTCTCATCCATTCTGAATGGCAAAACAAGCATTCTCCAACCGGTAGGTTTTGGTAATTTTGTAGTTTCTTCTGTAACTTCTTTTTTTTCTTTTGATTTTTTTACACCAACTAAGTCTTTATTTGGTAGTGTTATCTTTGGGCTTGTGGTCCCCAATATCGATGACTGTTCCTTCATTTTTCTCCTCTGAGTTAAGCAGGCTAGAAAGTTCCTGACGCACTGATTCCAATGCATTTATTTGTCCTAATATATATCTATATTTTTCCATGCTGTCAACTCCCGTTGTTACAACATTGGTCAAATTTTCTAATTGTAGTTCTATTCCTCTTTGCAGTTTATAAATTACTGTTTCTGGACTCATTAATTACAATTCCATTTTCTAAGAGATTTGTTTATTCTTGAATTTGGATCTCTTGCAGTTTTAGCTGATGTTAATTTACTTTTCATACCACTCATTCTTGCGCAAAAAGATTTTCTACGATTTGCTGATTTTGATCCTGCTTTTAATTTAGAAGGTTTAGTTGTAACTGCTGTTTTAAGTTTTGATCCTGGATTAGCTGCTCTGTAAGATGCAACACCTTTAGCATTAAGTCCGCCTGATTTAGACTTGCCTTCTTTTCTCTGCCATGCTGCAGTTCTAGCCATTACGCTTTTTTAGTTATCTTCTTTGCTGTCTTTGCTGCTGCTATAAAATTAGCTTTTGTTGGTCGACCTTTGTCTCCAGCTTTTGCCATCTTCTCACCAGAACCAGCTTTGATTCTATCTTTTTTAGCTTTAATGTTTGCATATAAACCGGCTCCACCGCCTTTACCAAATTCTTTTGTCATCATTCCGCCACCCATAGCTTTTTTTCTAGCAATAAATTTTGCTTTTGGATCTGCAGCAGTTACGTTTGGATTTTTATCTAGTCCATGAATAACACTTTGCATTCCTAAACTTGATTTTTTCTTTTTTTTTTCAACGTCTTTACCTTTTTTATAACTCATTCTCATAATTATTCTCCTTTAGCTTCTTTAAACATTTTTTTAGATTGTTTGTTTCTACCTAAAGCTTTTTCAAACATTTTACCTATTACTTTAGAATTGTCTTTTATAATTTGTTTTTTTCTATCCGATTCTTTCACAGCTTTTCCTTTAGGAGCAAATGTAAATTTTTTGCCTTTAAATTTTGGGTTTGCAACTTCAAATTGTGTTTGTTTTAATTTTGCACCAGAGGCTTTTAATTTTTGTTGTGCAATAGCTAATTTACTTTTAGCTTTACCTAAAGTTGTTGTATTGACTTTTGGTTTAACAGCACTGATAACCATGTTTTTTAAAAAACTTTTCATTATTTTTTTCCTCCGTTTTTAAATATTTGTGTTCCTTTTATACCATAGATAGATGCTACTACAAGTATCCATAAATTAGTAAACCATTTAGGAAGCTCTGAAAACATCTCAAAAAACAGTTTTACCTTGTCCATTGCAGTTGGATCGTCACTTACGACTGCCCAGGCTAAAATTGCTATGGGCAAACTTAAAATTATCAAAACTGCCTCGTCCTTCCAATCTGATTGACGGGCTTCTAAAAGTTTTCCTTGGTAAGCTTCTTTACCTTCGGCCATACGAGACGCATGCATAAGCTGTGCATCTGACATTGCCATTTTAGTCTTCTGCTTGTTAGCGTAAATTTTACTTCCAGCAGAGACGGCTAATTTAATTGCCGAAAACCACATACTAATACCAGGTTACGTCTTTTTGTTTTCTTGCAGCACCAGTTCCTTTAACCGGATTAGTGTCGCCTTTAGCAATAAAGCTTTTTCCTCTAAAACTTTTCTCTGATCTAGGGTCAACTACTTTTTCTTGCTCTGGCATCGCTACTTTTTTGCCGCCTGTTTTGTAATTCATCATAATATACTCCTTTTATCTGTTTGGTTTCATGTTAGCAAGTGTTAATCTGTTTTCATTTGCTATTTCTTGCTTCTCAAGTGAAGTTTCAGCACGTAATTCAGCTAATTCTTCATTCTGTTCAAGTTTTTCTTGGTTTAAACTTTGTGCTTGAAGTAGTTTTGCTCTTTCCAACTCTTGTTTAGAAGTTGCTTCTTCTTGTTTACGTTGATTCTCCATTGCTTTTAAATCTACTTCTCTAGATTTAAGTTTTAGTAACGGATCTGAATCATATTGTGATGTAATTTTCTTTTCTTCAATCATAAAGTCTTCAGTCATCTCTGCAATCAACACAGCTTTTCTTGCATCAATGTTTTGAGTCATCTCAGCCACTTGTTGTTGTGCTTGTGGGTTAACTGCTGCTTGTTGCGCTAGTTGTTGAAGTTGTACAAGTTGTTCTCTGTATTCTAATTGAACTTGTTCTTGAGCCATCAAAGAAATATGTTCTAAAATATTCTTTTGTATCGCTGCCATGATTGGTGGATTATTTCTAACTAAATTAGTAGACATAAAATTCAAGTGAGCAGTAATATGCGCTCTATGATCTTGATTTGGAAATGCTTGAAACTTTTTGCCACCCATTGCATCAATGTGTTCTAGACTCGGATCTTTAGGTGCAGTTGGTGGAGGTGGTGGTAAAATTCTATCAATATCTTTTATACCTAATGCTTCGTACATTTTTCTATAAGCATTATATAGATTATGAATTTGAGGACTAGCCATTGCCATTTGCAATCCAGTTTGTGCTAAAGATATTCTCTGACTCATTGAGAATATATTAGGATCTGCTACAGGTAGTACATCTACCTTGTCATCAAAGTCAGTTACTTTAACATTCTTTTGTCCACCTACGACATCGTAAGGATATTCTGGTGGTAAGTATGTTGCAAATACTTTTGCTAATAATTTAAATTCATTTCTTAATGCAGCATATAATCTTTTGTGGATTGCTGACATTACTCTTGAACCCCGTTCTAAAAGAGCTACAGTTGTACCAACAGCCGCCTGCTGGTTCCCATCACCAACTTGCATGTCAGCAATTGATGCGAATCTCTGTCCCGCTGCTACCACAGTCCCCATTAACGCTAATAACGTTTGCGAGGGTTCTTTGTAAGGTAGAAATACGAATGCATCTTTTAAATTACCGCCTGGTGTATCTACATCTTTAAATTCACCCGGTTGTATTGGTGTAGCGTCATCTTTGACTCTAACTCCTCTTTGTTTAAATCCTGCTGGTAAATTAGATAAAGTTCCTGCGTCTAATAACTGACGAAGAGCCGAAGTTGCAGTACGACTTAATCCACCGATCATGTGTATCAATCCAAAACCATAAAACCCTAGTCCAGGTAAAAATTTAAAGTGGACAAAGTATTGAATCTTGTTTTTTAGTGTATCACTAGCAGCAAAGTTTCTTCTGATTGATAAAACTTTTTGACTAGCTTCTTCTATTGTAACTACGTAAGGTAATTTTATTCCTGTCGGTTCACCATCTTCTCCAACATCTTCAAAACCTTCTAAATCTAAATTAACATGACATTCTAACAATGTATAAAGTTGCTCTACTCTAGCTGATGTAGCAACCCCTTCTATCTCACGTTCTTTGTCTGTAACTTTGTCTCCATCTGATACTGATGTTGGTTTTGATAATTCTATGTCTGTGTAGAAACCATTTACTTGTTGTTTACGTAAATCATTTTCAGAAATTTTAATAACATGAATAACAGACTCGGCATCATCTAATGATGTTGCTGTGTAAGGTACAACTAGGTCATCTGCTGGAATAAACTTAGATACTGCTCTGCCTAATAAATCATCATAGTAAACTTTTTTAAATGTTGAACCTGCTAGAGGTAAATGAAATAACATTTGGTCAAATTCAGGTTCGTACTCTTTCATCTGATCCATTAACTGATAATTCATAAAATCTTTTACTCTACCCGCTTGTTGTTCTTTAAGTGGACTCGAGACACCTAACATTTGTGTTCTAACCGGACCATCGCTGGGTAATAATTCTTTATAAGCTAATGCTTGAAACTGTGTAACTGCTTCTGCAAGAACCGGGTGAGTTGCACCTGATGCTCCTTGAAAAGGTTCGTTTCTATTATCATATTTAAATCCTAAAAGATCTAAACCGTTAATATAAGATTGTTCCCAATCTTTTCTTGATGATTTGTAATCTGTGTAATCTCCTCTAAGTTTTGATCCGATTGGATCTAAAACATCTTCAGGTAAAATATCTGCTAGGTTATCGAAATGTGAATCTGAACCTGCTTGGTTCACGGCTCCTGGATCAAAGTCAATAGTTGCTCCACCATCTTCTTCCGGTATTACTTCTACGGGTTTTTTTGCCGTCTGTTCAGTAACATCGATTTCTTGTTCCTCACCTGGAACTTCTAATTCAGTACGAGTGTTGGGAAGAGCTTTATCTATATCTGCCATATTTTTTATCCTGTATTGGTTTATCTTGTTTCTGTTCTTTAATCAACCCTTGAGAACTTGGTCCTTTCAAAGGTGGGATTTGGTCGAACTTAACATACTTCATGTTTTTTACAAGTGTTGGATTCTCTTTAGTCATAATACTTTTTTCTTAAATTCATTATTCCACCCGATGCCATATTTGCAACTCCTCCTGCATCAGC